ATTCCGTCAATCTCAACGTCTGCGGCGGGGCGGGCATAACTGTTGGCCGCCATCTTGACTGTGCCGAACTCCTGCCACAAAGCATTCTGCCTGTCCAACTTGCCTTCTGGGGCTGGGCCAGTAATGACCTCAAAGCTGAACCGGGGATCAGCCGCCTTGACCCGAGCGGAACGGCGATCCCTGACTTGCTGGGTGCGCATGGACTCGGAAAGAGTGCCCTCGTCCTTTGGCGCCAGATCAGACATTCGGTCTTCAAGGGAAGCCATGACATTGAACGCGGTGCGCTTGAGAACGTTGCGGTTAGTGGCCTTGGGCATCTCACCCAATTCCTTTTCCAACTCGGCGAAGCCGGTGGTCTTGATGAACTGGCTAGTGACCATTAGTCGACTGCCCTGATGGCGGTGAATTCAATCTCGCCTCTGACTGGAGTGTCAGGGGCTATGCCGACAATATCCCAGAGTGCCCCGTCAACGTTGAAGCGGTTGCGCAGATTGACTGAGCGGGTGAGCGCATTGCTCCACATCTGGAAGTTGGCGCTGACTTGTCCTTGCTCCATGGCGGCGGCGCGGCGCTCCTGCCCTTGCCCATAGAACAAAGCGGCCCACTCCGAACCGATAGAGCCCCAAGTTTCAATTTCCTCGTTGTCGGGGTTGGTGACAACAGTCGCCCCTTCAATCACCACCAGAGTTTCCTTGCGGCCGATGCTCATACAATTATCTGCCGGTAATTCTGCAGCATAGCGTCCAGCGCAGGGGGCAAGGGCTCATTGCCGTCCCCGCGATTGTAATAAAAGTGGGCGATGATCAGCAGCACAGCCCATTTCAGGTCTTCTTGGTCATTGGGCAACGCGTCCGCGCCTGTTACAAAATCGACCGTGACCGCGTTGATGCCGTCCAGCGTATCCGGCCAGGAATAGTCATCGTTGCGCACCACCCAACTGCTGGGCATGGAGAGATCAACAGTGTAACTCAAAGGGTCGAGCGTCTGCTGGTCCCCATTCTCATCGTAATACTTGACATTGAGAACCGAGGAAACCGGACCCGGCGTCAGCTCTATGTTGTCTGTGAAGGTGTCTTGGCTAAGACGCAAGGTGCGCGCCATCATGGCCATTCCCAGTGAATTCTCAACGTGGCGAGTGGCCGCCTTGATCAATCCCTCGATGTAAGTGTCGTCCTCGTCATGGCGCACGCGCACATGGCTCTTGGCCTCGTCCAGGGAGACTGGATATTCCGTAGGAGGGGTGACGACTGAAGTGCCCATTCTTATCTCCTGCGCCTACTCACGGAAGGCAACCTCCAATTGACCTGAGGAGTCACGCGCTGACTATGCCCTGTTATTGCTGGCCGGGCAACAGTGCTCGCGCGCACGTTGCGGACCCATGGGGAATAGAACACCTGCGCATTCAGCAATAACGAGGGGTAGATGTCGACGTCCAGCACTGCTGAAATAGTCGGAGCGAACAGAACGCTGGTGTTGACCAGCAAGGGAGGCTGAATAGTGACTGCGCCGGAAGTGATGGTGAAGGGGAAGTAGGTCTGAATATTGGTCAGCAGCGTAGGCTGCAGTATGACGGTTCCGGGCTGCAGCGTCGGGCTGAAGAAGGTCTGGGTATTGGTCAGCAGGGAGGGAGCAATCGTGACTGTGCCCGGTGCCAACGCAGGACCGAAGAAGGTCTGGGTATTGGTGAGCAACGAGGGCAACAGGGAGATCTGTCCGCCTGTGATGGTCGGTCCGAACAGGGTGGAGCTGTTGCTGAGCAAGGGAGGACTGAGCGTGACTGCTCCCGGCGCCAGCGTCGGAGCGAATAAGGAGTTGTTGTTGCTCAGCAGGGAAGGGGCCAGGCTGACGGCCCCCGGGGTCAGCGTCGGAGCGAACAGCGAGCTAGTATTAGTCAGCAGAGAGGGGCTGAGAGTCTGGCTTCCGCCACTGGAAACCGGAGCCAGCGCGACGACGATGCGCACCTGCTCATAGGTGTTGCTGCCGCCCAGCTGTCCGTCTGCGCCATAGGTTCCTGCCGTTGCAGCTACCCCGCACGCCGCACCGAAGCACCCACCCGTGTTGGCGCTGGTGCCTTCGTCAGCTATCTTCGTCATGGCCGCGCCGTTCAAGGTGAACGTGTCACGGAACTGGGTGTTAGTAGAGTTGATGTCGCGATCAATAGCTATTGCTGCGACGATCATACAATCATTGATCGTGGTGGTAATGTCCGGGAAGACAATCAGGTTCTGCAACGTTGCGTCGGTGTCCTTCACCGCTGCATGGATGGGCGTGGTCGGGTCAACGCCTCTGAATGTGTGGATCTGACCCGCCTGGAAGTCGCCCGAGTCAGGGTAACTCATTGGGCCTTCGGCAGCGCCCGCGAATTTCCACCAAAGGGAGAGGCCAATTCCGCCGATCGCACCGGGTGTTCCCAATCCAGGGAAGGGGTCGATAACCTTGTTCCATCCAGTGATTGTGGCGCGGGGCTGATTGGCGTCGGTTATCTCGGCCAGCAGAAAGTCACCAGTGGTGGTGCTGGCGTGCAGGGCTAGGCTGATGCTCCCAGTGTTCTCGGCAGAAACACCCGATCCAATGAAGGTGGGCGCAGCCATGGCTCAGCCCTTACAGCTGGAAGATGCCGGAAGCGTTCCAGCCAATCCCGATGTTGCCGCCGTTCGGAGTGACTGGAGAACCAGTGATCCCTGTGTCCAGATAAGCCACAAGGCGCCATGTGGTATTGGCACCAGCGTTCTGAATATAGATGCCGATGGCCTCGCTCTGGTCTCCGCTGACGCTGGCCAGCGTTGAGTCTGCCGCGTCGAACAACCCAGCGACGAACGTCTTGCTGGTGAGCTCAATGGGCGTGCCCACAATGGCGGCAGCGATGGAGGAATAGAACTCGTGCGATGCACTGTAAGTGTAATCGGCGGAGTCAAGCAATGCCGCATAAACGCCAGTGGTTCCGCTGCCTGCTAGGGATGACCCAGCAATGTGCTGCATCACCGCTTCTTTCCATTTTGGATAGAGTGCGTTGGCCATATTGCCCCCTTATGCCGCGATAACGTTAGCGGTTGCGTTGCTGACCTGCTGGACAACAGCCCCATTCGGCATGGTCGCTGTAACGACGCAAGTGATCGGTGACCCGATGTCGCCAACGACCGGCACATAGGTTGTCGCCCCTGCGCCGACATTGACGCTGCCGCGCTTCCACTGCCGAGTGTAGGTTGCGCCAGTGCTTCCATTCCAGGTGCCATTGGTGGTGGTAAGCGTGAAGCCTACGCGGGCTGTGCCGGTGATGGCTGGGGCAACAGTATTGCGCAGACCGCCCGCATGAGCGGCACGGCGATACGCAACCTTGCCCCGAGAGCGAGCGATGCTGCCGGCCATTTACTTCTTCCCCTTGACGGTCTTGATGACGTCGACCTTGTCTTCAGTCACAGCGTCAGCCTTGTTCTGTAGGGGCTTTTCCGCCTTAGCGTCGAGAGCTGCTGCTTCCTGCTCAGTGGGCTGCTTGGTGTCGCCCAAGATCTCGACTGCACCATAGCCAGCCAAGCGCTCCGCATCAGACTTTTCGTAAGTCTTCTCGGAACCAATCTCTTCGCCATTCAAGGGGCGCAGAAGCTTAACTTTCACATTCGCCATTGTTGGCCTCCTTTCAGGTTTCCATTTGAGAGAAGTGAAAGCGGGCGGAGGGGGAGCTCTTTTTGCCTTCACTTCTCACAGATGGAGGGGGCTTGCGCCCCCTTCACCTTTACACGTTGCCGAAGTCGCCGTAGATGAACGCTTCCGGACGGTAAACCGCCAGCGCAAGACGCTCTTCAGCGAGGATGGTGACGAGGTTCTTGATGAAGTCGTCCTCATTCTCGGTAGCAATTTCGACCCGAGCAGTCCAGCGGTCGAACACCTGAGCGCCCAACTTGAACGCGCCGACAAGGAACTTGTCAACGGTCATGGCTTGGGTGTCAACAACCGGAAGACCCCACAGGGTCTGGCTGATGTTGCCCTGCGGATTGCCGATCAGGTAACCACCCGCCGAGTCCTTGAGCAGCTCGATCCGCGCCCAATCGCTGGGGTGCATCACGATGCCGCTGGCCGGGTATTCAGCCAGGAAGGCCTGCAGCATGGCAAGACGGATCATGTCAATGCCAGTCTCGGTGCCGGCCGGATCGAACGGAGCCACATAGGCGGTAGCCTGAGTGACAATGCCGTTCAAGTTCTGGCCGGTGTTGTCGCCATTGAGCAGCTGGCTTTCTTCCTTGAAGGCCAGACCATAGAGCAAGCGGTTGTTGATGACCGACTGCAGCTGAGGGATATCATCCATCACCTGACGGCTGGCCTTCATGTAGTGCGCGATAACCTTGGCGCTGGTCGAAACCAGGTCAAGCTTGATGTCACTGGCCGGCTTGGCTGCACCTTCAGCCACCATTCCGGCGGAATTGGTGAAGCCGGTTTCCTTGACGTATTCAAGGGTGTTGCCGTCCATGCGTCCCTGGCTCAGCAAGTCCCGCACAGTCATGCGGCGCTGCGGCATGGGAAGAATGCCCGCCAGGCGGGTATTCTGGATGGCGTCGCCGACCGAACCCGCTGCGTCGGTTGTGAGGCTGGTGAGGGTTGCCTTGGCTTCAAAGCTAGCCTTACCCCGGAAGGAGCTGCCAGCTTCAAGGAGGCCCTTGGCCGAGTCACTTTCGGTGAACATCTCGCCCAGAGACTTGAAGCCTTCGGTCTCGTCATTGCCGCCTTCAGCGACTGCTTGCTCAAGCGTGTCCAGGCGCGCCTTCAGCTCGGTGGTCGCCATGATGGCAGCGTCGGCCTGTTCCTTGGCAGCTTGGGTGAGAGGCTCGCCCTTCTCCGCGCGATCAAGAGCATCCTTGGCGATGTCAGTCACCTCGGTGAACTTCTTGTCGAACTCAGCCTTGACCTCAATGGCCAGATCTTCAGGGGTTTTGTCAGTCATAATGGTGCCCTTTCCTGTTAGGCAAAGTTAGCTCTGTGCCCGCAGTGCATTGTAGAATGCGAGCGATGGGTCAACCTTACCGTCAGGATCCCCCTGAAGGTGCGGCGCGCAAGACTTGGCCATAGCTTCAGCCTCACTACGAGAATAGCCCATCTCCCGAAGGGCACCCTCGAATTCTCTAATTGACGGTCTCAGGCCAGCATCCAGTGCAGCCTTCACGTCTTGAACGCGGGCACGCGGATTGGCGGCGAAAGTCACGATTGAATTCTCGAACAGGTCCAGCTTGTAGAGACTGACAACGCCTTGCTTGCCCTCTTTTGGGCCAGCCTTGAGCGTACGATAGCCGATGCTAAGTCCATCAATGGCCCCGACCTTTAGCAGGGCATAGGCTTCAGCAGCCTTGGGGATCTCGTCCTTGAGAAGGCGACCCTTGACCTTGAGTCCCTTTTGGTCCTCAGAGAGCTCGTCCCAGATGCCGATTGGTTGGTGCGCGT